TCACCACAGATGGCCGGGATTTCCACCGCCAACCTGCACAAGACCACGATGCGCCGGAATGTACTCGGCGGCCGGAGGCTCGGCCTGCTGAGGCTGGCTAATGATAGCGGTTGGCTTGGTAAAGAGTTGACTGCCGGTCTCGCCGCTACGCTCCGAGACGAGCCGCTCGGCGGCTCGACCGGCAGTCCCCGGGCAAACAGCGGTTGTTTTCCAGTGGCCATAGCGCAGGCCGACAACGCATTCGGAAACACCGCTGATGATGTAACCAGCATCGGCAAGATCACGGTCTGTAAGCCTCAGGGAGCGCCCCTGATCATCGGTAACGATAATGATGTACCGACGCACCGGGCCGGACTTGATACCGGCGTGAACGTCAAACGAGCGCCCAGCAAATGGATGGTCTACAGCAGGAGCCTGAACAGCTGACTGGTCAGCCACAGCATCACGAGGAACAGCAGCAGGCGGACGAGAATCACCCGCCCCAGATACCGTAGAAACCGGCCCAGTGGGCGCAGAATCTCCGACAGCAGTTGAAGATACAGGCGAACCAAAGAAGAAAGAAGGTCCCCCATCGTTAATAACAGACCCAATAGCAAGGGCCGGAATTGCCATAAATAAAAGAATCTTAGGCTGCTTAAATATGCTCTTGCCCGCGATTGTATCGGTGACAATGCCGGTTGCTGTTGAGTCATAAAGTTTAAAGGTCTCTTTCTTGATCTTTTTGAGTTCTACAATCGTATCCCGCGCCGGTGGGCGGTTTTCAATTGCCGCGTGCTGACTTTCCTTGTATCGACCACTGATGCCAATGACAGCCAAATTGCTATGCAGGTAAGCCTTCTCAGCAGTGTTTCGAATATCGTCCCGAATGTAAGCAATGTTCGGAGTAGTAAGAATCACGTCCCAGTTGAAGTGCCTGTGCCGCGTCCAGGCATCAAGCCAGTTCATTGGGCGATCAGCTTCTTTTGCGGCCTTCGGACCACCTTCGAACTCGAAACGCTTTAGATCACCATCGCGCCAAGACTTCAAGAATATAAGCTGAGTTTCATCAAAAATGATGAATGCGCCGCGAGGCGCCCACGTGAACCATGTACGCATACGTTCAAGATCATCAGGGTCTTCAAGTTCTAGATTAAGCACTTCAAGACTTGATGGCGTATCAGGAAACACCTGAAACACCCTTTCGCGAGTCAGGCCGCGAATATTGGTAATGATATAGCGACCTTTCTTAATCGCAGGAACCAAGTCGTCTTGAATGGCGCCTGATGTTTTATATGAGCCATTGGGGCCATGATGGATTTTAATAGCCATGTCAGTTCCCTATGAACGGAATAAACCGCATGGCAAAGCGAGTGCCAATGGCGGAGAAAACAACATTAAGCGCTTCAGGAATCCCGAAGAACGCAAGCGCGGCGCGCGCCTTGCCATCGAGCGACGAGTAACTAGACTGGATTGCCTGACTAACGCCAATGTCATTCATGTATGAAGAAAATACTTCATAACCAACATCGGCAGCAAAGATAACGCCAGTAAAATACGCATGAATCACCATCTTTGTTAGAAGAACAAAGGCAGCCTTAACAAAGTCATAAATGCCAACATATAACCAATCCCAAACAGACTGGAGGAACTCAAGAATGTCAGAGATAAACGGAAAATCCATTAGTCAGACCTCCTAGAAAATATGATAAATAGAGCTGCAATTGCGGCAATAAGCAATATGATATTGCGAATGGTGGATGCCTCATCCTCATAAGTACTTAAACAAACTTGCCGCGAATCACCTCTAAAGCTGAAGCTATAACAAGGCAAGCCGCCGCCAGAGGTTGAGAGACTAATGGCTAACTTTGAATCAATAAGCCCTTTGAACTTATCAGATATCTCTTTAAGTTTTGTCTTGGAGTCGGTAATAGCCTTATCAGCATCCTCGATATAACCATCGAAACTTCCACGCTTTGGCTCGAACAACCCGTCACCCTCCCCTGTACCAGGACTGCCACCAGAGCCAGAGTCACCACCGGAGCCAGAGTCACCGCCAGAGCCGGAATCACCGCCAGAGCCATCGCCACCATCACCAGAGCCTCCGCCATCAGAGCCGCCACCGCCTCCTCCGCCGCCGCCTGTGCCATCATCTCCGTCCGAGCCATCATCGGGATCAGTGGGGCCACAGACTTCACCGGTAGAAGGGTCGCAAGGCTTCTCAGGGAGCTTGAAACAGGTATTGCCAGATAGAGCCCAGCCCGATGGGCAAGTGGGTGGCGGAGGGTTTTCTGTAGTAGGAGGATTTAACGGATCACCAGCAACGGCAATCTTATAGTTCTCAGTTGAACAGCTTTCGCCAGTACCCTCAATTATATAATTGCAATAACCCATAGTTTCGTCGTCAGGGTCTTTGTAACAGCCGCTAGAGCGCGTTTCACCGAGAACGCCAGAATAAGAGCAGCTTTGATAGCACATGCCAGAGGGCGGAACACTTGGTATCCAGGCGCCGGAGTCTGAAGTCTGAATAGGAACAGAAGCGCCACGGGCGGGAAATTGATCACCCTCAACGCATTTATTTTCTTCAGGCGGGACGCATTCGCCAGTTTCAGGATTATATTCCGTGCCGGACGGACAGCTGTCTCCATACCGAGCGGTCGTAGTATTAGTTTCAGTCTTCCACTCATACCAAGGTTCCTTACCGCTCGCAGTTTGTTGTCTATATGACTGACAAAAACGAGCTGTTTCCGAACCGTAAGCAGACCCGCCAACCCGCCATTCCAGAATGGCAGGTGGGTCCGGAGGAATGGACGCACAAGCTGCTGAAGGAGTCGAAAACTGGCACGTAGTGCAACCACGGGAAACTTTCCAATAATAATCTTTAGCACTAGCGGGAGAATGCCAAAGCAGCAAAGCCGCCAAAACTGGAAAAATCCTTTTCATACATCACCAAATAAAAAGGCGACCCGAAGGCCGCCTGTGGTTACTGATACTGGCCGACCTGTATGCCTGCTATAAGCGCCTTGGCCAACAGGACGCCCAGCAGCAGCGACCAGATCATTACGCCTTGCGCAACATGCCGACGACCAGGGAGACGGCGACGATGACGGCAACAGCAGCTACGACCAGTTTGCCGACCGACTCACCATCAGTAGTCGCAGTATTGAGAGCTGCGGTAGTGGCTTCGTCGACGATGGAAGCCGCGAAAACCGGAGAAGCGGCAACAGCAGAACCGACCAGGGCAATGCAGGAATTGCGGAACATGTTTTTCATTTGAAGCTCCTTAAGCGCGCGCTTTGCGCATCATTGACAGCACTACGCCGACTCCAAAGCCAACAGCAAACAAGCCGATGGCCGAGGCAAATCCAACACGGAACGCCGACGCATCAAACCCACCCATCAACAGGGTGAGATACCCCTCCGCAGATGGAGGAAGTAAGTAAGCCGGCACCCATTCAAGTTGCGTGCAAGTAACGGCACCGGAACTTTCGGTCCATTGAGTGCACGCTTGAACGGATACGACGGCCATTGTTAGTTAGCGCCTGCTGCAACAGGGGCCGGGCGCGGTTGGACGCGCTGTACAGGAACTGGCAAGCCGTCATCGGAGAGCCACAAATCCATACCAAAAGCGGTGCCTGTTTTGGACTTCCACGCCTTGGCGTAAACAGGGACGGCAACTTGTTTGCCGATATATGCCTTGTAAGCGTTCTCGATGCCGCCATCGAGCTGACGCTTAGAAACCTTGAGACCAACCGACTGTTCGGTTTCTTGGCCGAACTGGTCACGCCCTGGAGCGGTCAGCACCAAGTAATGCTCGATGATGCCGTTCATCTTTTCTTTGGAAGTGATGCCTTTGCACAGGCCCATTTGTACCAACATAGTTGTTTACCTCGGTTATGAACGGGCCCAGCGCCCGAGAAAGTGAATTGCCAATAGTCCGCACATGGTGATCACCAGGACGTTGATAGTTGCGGACATCATGCGGCTTCTACCGATGGCTCGACGTACCAGTCAGGACGCTGAGCGCTGAAGTCAACTTGCAGAAAGCGCAAGATCGGAACGACGTTGTTCTTCTGGTCATCCATCTTCAACTTCTGCAAGGCAGCTTTTGAGAGGCCGCATTCGCAAATCTGGTCAATATGGCGATAGAAAGTCGCCCGCGACATAGAGTCCATTGTTTCCTGCCAGCCGTAATCTTTAAGGCTGCGATATGTGCGGAACAGGTTGAGAGGAATAGTCTCGTTGGCCTTTCCATTTTTCCCGAACTTCGTGAATCGGGCTTTAAGTGCGGCCAGCACTTTGTCATCGTTAATTACTCGCATGGAGATACCTTCAAAGGCCGCAAACAGTTCTTTTGTTACTTGTTCCCAACACCATTGAATAAAGCAGGTGCCCTGCTCTACCAGTCGCTCCTGGTAGTCGCACAAGGCCCACAGATTTGTTGGGATGTTTCTGCGCTCCATCCAGCGATGCATGACGGTCGCTTCGAGTCGCAGCAGGTTTTCGGCCCACTCCTGGAGCGCCGGGTTCTGAAGAACCGCAAGCAGCCGGTGGGCTGCAAACGCTTGGGATGGAACGAAGTTCGAGCCGCCATAGGATCGGGCGGCCTTGATGGCCTCATCGAGCTGGCGACGAAACTCCGGCCCTTTCAGGTAGGCCTTGAGCTTGCGCAGTCGGGTTTTCTTCGAGCCCCAGTAGGCCGTCGTCTCGTAGTCGTCGCCGCGGTTGCGGGTCTGGCCGTTACTGACGCCGCGTAGCGCCTGGACCAGCTGCAGCGCGGTGCGCTCATCGGGCAGTCGGGCCGAATAGGTGCAGTCGATGCCGTAGACCTCGGCAGATTGCCAGTCCAGGAGCGCGAAAAGCTTCGGGTAGGAGCCGGCGAGCCACTTCAGCATGATTTCGCCACCCTTGCGGATCGAGGTCGGGCCGAACACGTTGTGACCCTGGAGCAATTTGGCGGGGCTCGCCTTCAGCTCGACGCCGGGCTGCACACGCTTGCCTAGGGACTGGTGAAACACCTTGAAGGCCAACGGCGTAAAGCCGGTGGACAGGGATTCCCACGCGTGCCCCAGGTCCTCGACGTGATAACCGCCCTTCCCGTCCGGCAAGACGCTGGTAGCACGAAGCGGAACGCCCAGCGCTTCCAGGTCAATCACCAGCAGCTCGTTGCCTCGCTTACCCGTGCTGGTAGCGATGGCATCGACGCGGAATGGCACGAAGAGGTGAATCTTATCGAGCATGCTGAGAATCCGTTACAGCGTTACGCGTTACGCAATGGCGGAACTTATACGCCGTAACGCGTTACAAAGCAACACGTGACAGAATAACCAGCATCAGAGGAACACCAGGAATGAAGACCGTGACAAAGCCCTACCGCGTGCGGGATGAGTTCGCCGATTCGATCAAGGAGCGCCGGATAAACATGATCGTCGAGACGAGAGAAGACATAGCCGAAGCCGACCTGGTGAACGCTACGCTGTGGAAGTATCTGGACCAGATAACCACAAAGGACGTAATGAAATACCGAGAAGAAGTGCTGAAAAAAGACTGATCGAAAAACGAGCAAAAGTCTCACCATGAGACAAGAGTCCACCATTAGAGATGGTGGACCCGGCTGCGCCGGTGAAGCCAAAAAGCAAAAGAACGAGGTGCGCCGTGAAGGAGTGGATACTCTGGCTAGGCATAGTTGGAGGCACTGGCGAAGCGCTAGAAATCGCCCGTCATGAATCGAAAGAGCAATGCGAGATTGCACAAAAGAACCTCGTATACGCCGTATCAGAAGCCAGCGGCGGAAATCTGCCCAAGAAGCTTGCGCATGGATGCTTCGAGACAGAAAAGCGCCGCTGACGAAATCGGAACTACCGTGACCTGACCAGATCAGCCGCTGACGATCCTGGGAGACTGCCGGGCAGGCGCTCGGAGTGGCCAAGGTTGGAAATCAGGGCGCGGGTCGAGATCGGGACGGGACAGCAGAACGAGAATCGCGAAGAGCCCCTGGGTGGCCATGCAGGCCGTCGGGGGCTTTTTCGTTGACGAGGCTCGAGGCCGCTGCGCGGGTATCGTCGCAGACGGCTCGAGGAGGTCAGATCAGGACGTGCAGGCGACTAATCGCCGCGAGCGGCGAGGTCGAGGCCACCGAAACGCTAGCAACTAGCGAGATCCTGGGCGAGATCCGCGGCGCGTTTTGCTAGCACTATTCGCCCTGATGCAGCAGCTGCAGAACGAAAACTGCTAGCAGCGATAGCCGGGCCGAAGCGGGTTGTCAGTGGTCGGGTGGAACATGTCGCCCTGGCCGGCAACCTCGGCCAGTTGAACCGCAGCAGCATGAGCGTCGCGCAAAGTCCGCTGATACACGGCAACTTGCTCGCGAAGGCTGCGCACCGTTTCTTCTAAATCTTCGATGCGATCTCGCTGACGGACCATCAATTCAATCCCGGCGATGAACGCCTGACTGCCGGTTCCCTTGCCGGTTGCAAGCTTGGCCTGGCGAACCAGGTACTCATCAACATCCCGAATCGTCAGCATCATGGCCATTTCTCCCTGCTAGCAAATTTGATCCTGGAACGATCGCACCAGGTGCAGAAATGCTAGCAGGCCCATCGAGAAAGGTGCTAGCAATTTTCGTCCTGGTGCTCGAGCTCGAGGACGCAAACCGCTAGCAATCAGAGGTCGAGAATATCCCGGCATGAGCTCTGGAGAGTCGCTAGTCGGGCATCGAAATCGGCTTCCTCGCGGTCGAGCTGGTCGACGCGACGGCGAAGCTCGCGAACCTCGGCAACCAGTCGCGGATAGTCATCGAGCAGCCACGTCACAGCGTCGGCACCGGTTCGACCAGGTGCGAACAATTCAGCGGTTTTAATGAGGCGGGATTCGAGGTCGAGGGCGCAGCGCAT